GCCTCAAGGCGCACGGTGCCCCGCGTATCTTCTTGGGGCTGCTCACCCTCGCTTACCTCTTCCTGTTCTGTCATGGTGCCTCCACGGCGCCGGGATGGCACCTACGCGCCACTATCTCAACGGCTCCCGACGCGCAAGTCTTCCGCCGCCGCCTGCACACGGGTAGCCTACCGACATGCCGACCCCCAAAAACCTCCTCAAAATCACCGAGCTTGGCGAAATCAGCTTCGTCGATAAGGGCGATAACCCGCCTGCCGGGGCGGTTATTCTGAAGTCGGCACCATCTACAACTACAGGAGGCCCCGTGGCCGAACAAAACGATGTCCAGAAGCGGATTGACGAGGCCGTAGCGGCCGAAGTCGCCAAGCGGGCCGCCCTTGAGGAGCGGATCGCCAAGATGGAAGAGGCCGAAGCCTTCGGCAAGGTGGAGGGCTTCTGCAAGTCCGCCGGGCTGGACGTGGCGAAGCTCGCCGCTCCTATCCGCGCCATCGAGAAGGCAGCCCCGGAAGCGGCGGCCGTGGTCAAGGGCGAACTGGAGCGGCTGGCCAAGGGGCTGGCGGCTGCCGTCAACCTGAACGGCAAGCAGATCGCGGGTGTGGGCAAGCAGGCTGGATCGGCGAGCGCGCAGATGGACGCCAAGGTGGCTGAAATCATGAAGCGCGACGGCTGCGACAAGGCCAGCGCCTATGCCAAGATGCTGGCGGAAGCGCCGGAAATCTACAAGTCCTACACCGCTGAACAGGAGGCCTGATCATGGCCGGTCTTACCCAGCCCGGCATCCAGCCGGTTTCCCTTCTCGCCGCTGCCGACTTCACCAGCAAGCGCGGCTATCTGGTCGCCGTCAACTCCTCCGGTCAGGCCGCCATCGCCTCCTCTGCCGGTCAGAAGGTGGTGGGCGCGCTTCTGGATGAGCCCGCCGCTGCCAACCGTCCCGCCTCCGTCGCCTACATGGGCCGCGTGAGCGTGCGCGCCGGTTCCGGTGGCTTCTCCGCCGGTGACCTGCTCAAAGCCAACGCGAGCGGGCTTGCGGTTGCTGCCTCCCTGGCGGTGACCAACACCAACGACGGCGGCTCCACCACGGACCCGCTGATCGGCTCCTACGTCTTCGGGGTTGCCCTGGAAGATGCGGCCGAAAACGAGTACGGCGACGTGCTCATCACCCACAGTGGCGCCGTAGCCACCACCGCAGCCTGAGGAGGGCCACCCTATGCCGATGCCGCAAAGCGTACATATTGATCAGGCGCTCACCTTCTTCTCGGTGGCCTACATGGCCAAGGGCAAGATGCTGTCGGGCGTGCTCTTCCCCTTCGTCCCGGTCAAGAAGCAGAGTGATACCTACTTCATCTACGATCAGGGCGACTTCAACCGGAACGACGCCGGGATTCGCGCGCCGGGCACCGAGCCCAACTACGGCGACTACGACATCACCAGCGCGACCCCCTACTTCTGCAAAGAGTGGGAGAAGGCCAAGATCGTGACGGATGAGGAGGCCGCCAACTCGGACTCTCCCCTGATGCCCCTTCAGGATGCGACGGAGTTTGTGAGCCGCAAGATCATGCTGGCCCGCGAAGCCGACTTCGCTACCAAGTTCTTCACCACCGGCGTGTGGGGCAGCGACAAGGCGGGCGGCACGGACTTCACCGCATGGTCCAGCCCGGTGAGCACCCCCGCCGCCAACGTGGCCGCGTGGAGCGACACCGTGAACGACGCCACCAACGGGCACCGCCCCAACGTGCTCGCCATCGGCGCCAACGTCTTCACCACCCTGAAGAACCACCCCGACGTGATCGACCGGATCAAGTACACCCAGAAGGGCGTCAACGGCGATATCACTCCCGAGCTTCTGGCCGGCTACTTCGGCGTGGAGCGGGTGCTGGTGGGCGACATGCCGATCACCACCTCCGCCAAGGGCGCCACCCTCGCCAACTCCCAGCTCTACGCCGGGAAGGCGCTGCTCTGCTACGTCCCGCCCGGAGCGGTGGGGCTGCGCACCGTGGCGGCTGGCAAAACCTTCGCCTGGGATGCCGGGCGCGGGCTCGGCGCCGATGCGCGCGGGATGGCGGTTCTCCGCTGGTACAACCAGGAGCGGCGCGGCACGGTGGTTCAGGGCTCCGGCTTCTGGGACCACAAAGTCACCGCTTCCAACGCTGGACTCTACGCTTCCGGCGTAGTGTAAGGAGTCACCATGCACCGGTTTGCGCTCCTCCTCTACTCGCTGGGAGCCGGTACCGCCGCGCTCACCGGCGATCTCACCCTGACGCTCGGCACCAACACCGGCACCGCTCCCAGCCCGATGTTTCAGCTTCGGGATCCGAACGGCTCCAACCGGAATGTGTTGCTCCCCCTGTTGACCGGCACCCAAAGCGAAAGCACGGGTATCTGGTACTTCATCCGCAACACCGGCAGCGCCAACAACCTCGTGGTGAAGGACTCCACCGGCACCACGACCTACGCGACGCTCGCGCCCGGTCAGTGGGCCTGGATGCTCGCCAGCGGCACCACGGCGACCTGGCAGGTGGTGGCCTCGCTTTCGGACATCGCCGGGCTCACCCTCACCGGCACCCTGACGGCGGTTGCAGGCGTCTTTACGGGCGCCGTCACCACCACCGACGGGGTGACCAGCGGCACCGCTCGCAAGGTGGGCGGCCTGGCCTATGCGGCGACCTCTGCTGTCACGCTGACCAACTCCACCAGCGAAACCACGCTTGGAAGCTACACCATCCCGGCGAACACCCTGAAGGCGGGCACCTCGCTGCGCTTCCGGGCAGCGGTGCGGGTGACGGGCAATGCGGCGGCGGACACCATCACCTTCAAGGGTAAGCTCGGTTCTACCGCGCTTTTCACCTCTGCGGCGGTGGCAATGGTCGCCAACGACATCGCCATCGTAGAGGGCCACATCACCAGCCGCGCCGCCCCCGGCGCTTCGGCTGCGGTGGCCTCCAACGTGCGGGCGACGGTGACGGTGGGCGGTACGGCTTCCTCGGTCGGCTCGGCCCCCGCGCCCTCCAACTTTGCCACCAACGGCGCGCTGGTTCTGGCTCTCACCGGCCAGTGGTCTGCGGCCTCGGCTTCGGACATCGCGATCTGCGATCAGTTCGACGTGTGGGCTGAAGGGTGACCTGGACCTACACCGGCGACCTCCCGACCGACCCCGCGACGGCCACCACGGCGCAGAAGCGGGATTGGATCCGGGTGGCGGTCGGTGACACGGTGTCCACAAACCCGCTTGCTACGGACGAAACCATCGCTTCGGCGTTGGCGGAAACCGTCGCAAGCGGGGGCACCGTGACCTGGGCGCTGCTCTACGGGGCAGCAGCCACCACAGCGGAGAAGATCGCCGCGCTCTTTCCGGCCCAGAAAGCCAGCAAGCTCACGATGGGCAAAACGTCGGTGGAGTACGGCAGCAACGCCGAAGCCTTCCGCACGCTTGCGATGGAGCTACGCCGAAAGGCCCGCTCCAAAGTGCCTATCACGCCCTTCTTCGGCGGCGTCTCGGTCGGCGCCAACCAGAGCGCAGCCGCAGACACTTCTATCGTCCAGCCCCGCGCATTCAGCGGCGAGGACGGCTACCCCGGCGGCTCTCCGCCTCCCCTTGACACCCTGGCCACCACCTCCCCATGAGCATGTCCCCCGCCCTCGCTGCGCTCCTGACCCAGACCGTCACCTTGGCGACGATCACGGGCCGCAGCGCGTCGGGAGAGCCCACCTGGACCAACGGAACGGCCGTAGCCGCGCGGGTGGAGGAGGAGAGGGCCGAAGCGATGGGGGCAGACGGTCAGCGGCTTATCACCAGCCACAGAATCTACATCAACGGCAACGCCTCCCCCGCTCCCGACGTGGGCGGGCGCGTGTGGCTGCCGGGCGACTCCACGGATGCACAGGCGCGCGCCATCCACCAGGTTCACAAGTTGATGGGGCTGGACGGCTCCACGGTGGACCACTACGAGGTGGTAGTATGAGCGTGCGCGGCATCCAGAACGGACTTACCGAGCTTCACCGCGCCATGCGTGCGAAAGGCGCCCAAGGGCTCTTTGAGGCCGGGAACATGATCATGACCGACGCCAAGCGCCGTGTCCCGGTCGATCTCGGCAACCTGAAGGGCTCCGGCTACGTCACCGCTCCCACAGCGACCCCCGGCGGCACGCATGTAGAGGTGGGCTTCGGTGGACCGGCGGCAGGCTACGCCATTTATGTACATGAGGACTTGTCCGCCCACCACCCGGTCGGCGAGGCGAAGTACCTCGAAAACGCCGTAGAAGCCAAGGCGCAAGCCGCCTTTGCGCACATCGCCAAGCGGGTAGAGGAGGCGCTGTATGGCTGAGCCCTCCACCGCGCCCGAAGCCGCCGTAGCCGCTCGCCTGAACGGTCAGTTCAGCCTGACGAGCGGCACCAACCTCTTCTCCGGCCCCGAACGCATGGTATCCAGCGGCATCCCTGCGGCGTCGGTGTTCTGCGCACCCTACGGCGGGCTACCCCCGGTGCCCTACCTCGGCAACAGCGCCGATGTGCGCTCCTTCTCGGTTCAGGTGCTTGTACGCGGCAATCCCGACAAGCGGGACGCGGCCTTGACCCTGGCTCGGCAGATCTGGAACCGCCTTCAGCGCTTCGCGCCGTCGGGCTACATCGACTGCCTCTGCGACCAGAGCGGCCCCGTGGATCTCGGCATGGGCAACGACGATTTGCCCCGGTTTTCTATCAACGTCTCCCTTCGATACAGTGGGTGAAATATGGCTGTGACCGCAGGATATCCTGGCGACATCTACGAGAGTGCAAACACCTCCTTTTCTGTGGCGGTCAACGGGGTCACCTCCGTTGACTGGTCGGATGAGGCGGACGAGCTGGACACCTCCTATCTGGGAGGCGGCCAGAACAAAACCAGCATCCAGGGTATGAAGTCCAGCGGGTGCAGCCTCACCTGCAACTACGACCCGGCGGACACCGGACAGACCGCCTTGCGGGCGCGCTACGCTGACGGCGCCGTCGTGTACATCCGCTTCCGGGCGGACGGCACCAACGGATTCTATCGGCCCTTCCGGGTGTTCTCGGCTTCGATGTCCTCCTCGACTGCGGACCTTGTGACCCAGACTTTCGACCTGCGCGGTCAGGGCGCCGCCGTCGCGGTGCCCTGATGGGCAACTACGCAGGCTGGCAGACCACAGTAAAGCTATCGGGCACGGCGGCCAGCGTGACCGCCGAAGCCTGCACGGGTGCAACTACGACCTGGCAGATCACCGATACTGCCAAGCGCGTACTCGATCCGAGCGTGACCCCGACGTGGTACGACAACGCGGTCGCTATCTCCTCCGGGGATATCTCCAGCGTCAACTACCTCACCGGAACCGTCGTTTTTACCGGCTCAAAGACCGGCCCTATCACGGTGGATGCCGACTACTACCCCATGCTCTCTTGGGCGTCTGCCCGTATGGTGGAATACACCGAAGAGGCGGATGAGCTTGACACTTCCGTGTTCGGAAGCCAGGAAAAGAGCAGCATCCAGGGCATGAAGGCGATCAGCGGCAACGGGGAGATTCTGGAACGCCTCGACTACGACCTGGACAGCGGCGGGGATACGCAGGACTGGCAGAGCCGCTACAACGATGGTGCTTCTGTCGTTCTCGAAATCACCCCCGGCAGCGGCACCGCCCGATTCTGGGCAAAGCTCTTCACGATTGGCACGCAGTCGGCTACCGCTGACCTTGTGACCTACAGCTTCGGCTTCGCGTCGGATGTCCCGACCGCCGCCGATGGAACCCGCGTAACCCCCGTCAACTTCTAAGAGGCCCCATGAGCATCCTCGCTGCTCTCGTCAAAACCCGCGCCAACACGCTGATCACCATCCCCACGCCCGACGGCCCGCTGGAGGTCTACCTGCGACCTGTGACCGAGGGCATCCGGGGCCGGTTCTACGACCTTGCCAAGCCTGCAACCGGCGAGGCGATGATCCGGGCGCGCGCTCTGCTGTTGACGCTGGTGATCGGGGACCACGGCGCTCCGCTCTTTGATGGGGAGGGTTCGGCGTTCAAGGCGCTGTCTGACGCCGAAATGGGCGGCCCCCTCTCGCTGTTGGCGGACCGGTGCCTTGAGCACTTCAACGAGCGCGCCACCCCGAAAGCGGAGGAGGTGAGCCCAAAAGCGCCGCAGCCGATGGACGGTTCCGGGCAATAGTGCGGATCGCCCGTGACCACGGGTGCGCGCCGCATGATGTCCTCGACTGGCCCGCGATAGAGGTGGATGCTCTGATCTGCCTCTACATCGCCGAAGCAGAAGAGGCGGAGAAGGCCCGGAAACGGGCAGAGGCGGAAGCCAAAGCCAAGAGCCGGGCGGGACACAGGAGGTAGCATGGGAGAGCTGAACGTCGGGACAGTGGTGGCGGGTCTGGAGCTGCGGGATCGCGACTTCAGCCGCGCCATCGCTTCCGCTACTGCCGGGCTCGCCTCCGTGGAGTCCGCCGCACAGGCCGCAGGAGCCTCTACAGCGCAGTCTATGGCCCCGGCGGCTACTGCCCTGGGGAGCGTGGCCAGCGAGGCACAGCAGGCCACCCAGGCCCTACAGGCGATGTCCGCCACCCCCATGCAGCGGATCGCGATGGCGGCCAACGAGGCGTCACGCGAAATCGACCGGCTACAGGCGATCAGCGGCAACGCAGCGGCGGCGGACGCGGCACGCGCAGCCCTCGCCACCCGCACGGCTGCGGCGCTCGGTCAGGTGGGCAAGCAGACGGCAGCAGCAGGAAAGGCGGCTACCAACTGGGGAATGGTCGCCACGCAGAGCTTTTATCAG